ACAATCTGAAAGTTGTGCGTGTAGTGGATGAAAGCACTGCTCTGAATGCAGGTGCATCAGGATCAGGCGCAGTCACAGGATACATTCCAAACGAACAGGCTTGGGACGACAGCGCACAAGCATTTGGTTTCCTTGCCAAGTATCCCGGCGCACTCGGTAATGCAATCTCGGTGTATGCATACAGTCTGGCTAGCGATCACACCACCGGCGGTACTGATATCGAAGAAGAAACTGAACTACAGTTCTCACAGATCTTTGATCGCGCTCCAAACTCGGTGAGCGGATTGGGGGGAGATCAACTAACAGGTGGTTCCGCTTGGGCGCATGAGCGTAATGTGTACGGTGATGAAATCAACCTGTGCGTCATTGATCGCACAGGTGAAATCTCGGGTATTAAAAACACCGTGCTTGAGAAGTACGAAGGTGTATCGCTGTTCGCTGCTGCAAAGAAGCCAGACGGATCAAGCAACTATATCCGCACCGTAATCAACAACAGTTCTGAGTACATTTGGATGGGTAACGAGTTTGCCATCAGCGGAGTAACTGTTGCCGATGATCTTGCACTCACAACCAAGACTCCTGCAACCATTGCAGGTGCTACACCAACTGACGGGCATCGTCTAACAGGTGGTTCTGATGGTTCTGCTCCCGCAGGAGGTGATTTCTTCAACTCGGATGGTAGTCGTGGATATGGACTGTTCATGGACGCAGAACAGGTTGATGTTTCTCTGATTCTGCTTGGCGCTCCTGATGGTCCAGGCGCCGACGCAGTTCACACCACACTTTCCCAAGATCTCATTCAACAGATCGCAGAGGAGCGCAAAGACTGCGTAGCATTTGTAACTGCACCATATACAGGTATCTTTGATGAACCAAACGCAGCAGAAGTAACCTCTGCGTTGGTTGACTGGCGCAACGATACTTTCAATGTTTCCAGTTCATATGCAGTAATCGACAGCGGATGGAAATATCAGTACGATCCATACAACGACAAGTACCGTTGGGTTCCGCTGAACGGTGACACCGCAGGTCTATGCGCTCGCACAGATTCTGACCGCGATCCGTGGTATTCGCCAGCAGGATACAACCGTGGTCAGATCAAGCGTGTGGTCAGGTTGGCTTTCAATCCCAACAAGACTCAGCGTGACGAACTGTACCAAGCAGGAATTAATCCTGTGGTATCCTTCCCTGGCCAAGGCACGGTTCTCTTCGGAGACAAAACTGGTCTTGCCAAGCCAAGTGCATTCGACCGTATCAATGTGCGGCGCCTGTTCATTGTGCTAGAGAAGGCAATCGCTACAGCATCGAAGTTCCAACTGTTCGAGTTCAACGACGAGTTCACACGCGCTTCGTTCGTGTCACTCGTTGAACCGTTCCTGCGCGATGTTCAAGGTCGTAGAGGTCTAACAGACTTCAAGGTTGTTTGCGATGCAACCAACAATACGCCCGAGGTAATCGACAGCAACCGCTTCGTAGCAGACATCTACATCAAGCCTGCTCGTTCGATCAACTTCATCACTCTGAACTTCGTTGCTACACGCACAGGTGTAGACTTCTCAGAAGTAGCGGGTGGTTTCTGAACCATTCAAGGTAACTAAAGGAGACTAAAATGGCGATTAGAGTAACAGATTTTGCAGCAAACCTAAGAGGCGGAGGCGCTCGCCCAAACATCTTTGAGGTGTTCTGCGGTAGTGCGCCAAAGATTGGTGGTACTCAGGAACTAACCAAGATGAGTTACCTGTGCAAGTCGGCATCATTGCCTGCTTCAGAGGTAACTCGCATTGCAGTTCCGTATCGTGGTCGTAGCGTCTATGTGGCAGGGGTTCGTCAGTTTGAAGAAACATGGAACACCACAGTTATCAATGATACCGACTTCAAGATTCGTCGTGCAATGGAATCGTGGCAGAATGCCATCCACTCACACGAAGGTAACATTGGAGAAACCGACATCAGCAGATACAGCACCGACATCACGGTGACACAACTGCACCATGTCGATGGCAAGGGGTTGCGTACTTACAAGTTCAAGCACGCCTGGCCTTCAAGCGTTGCCGCAATCGAACTCGCAGCAGATAGCAATGATGCTATTGAAGAGTTTGAGATTCAATGGGCATACTCGTGGTGGACGGTTGTTCAGCCACAGAACCCAAGCGGCCGCGACGGCGAGGCAAGTCAGATCACGACTTCCTAAAAGAAGTCTACATATGAGTGAGGAGATTTTACTATGGCTTTGAGCGATCTGTTTGGCTTTCCACTTGGAAGACGGCGCAAAGATAACGGTGAAGAATCGAGCGGGGGCGACAATAGACTAAAATCTGTTGTCGCCCCCAATGCCGATGACGGAACCGCATCTGTAGAGATTGCACCGTCAGGGTTTTATGCGTCCACTCTTGACCTTGATGGCCAGATCAGAGATGAAAACGCACAAATCACCCAATACCGAAGCATGATTAACCACGGCGAAATTGAAAGCGCCGTGGATGATATCATTAATGAAGCAATCGTAACCGAAGAAGGAACCCCAACCGTTCGTTTGATTCTTGATGATGTTGAAATGCCTGATAAGGTGAAAGATGCTATTCGTGAGGAGTTCGACAAGATCCTCAGAATGCTCGACTTCAACAATCGCGGATATGAAATCTTCCGTAAGTGGTATGTGGATGGCCGCATCTATTTCCACATGATTGTTGATCCTGCACAGCAAGCCAAAGGGATTCAAGAATTGCGTTTCGTTGATCCCATCAACATTCGTAAGGTGCAAGAAGTCAAGAAAGAGAAGCAACCAGGCACAAATATCGACTTGATAGGAGATGTGGTTGAGTACTTCCTGTTTACTCCTGAAACTAAACCAGGCATGGGAACTGGTCAAGCAGTCAAGATCAGTCCCGAGTCTATCTGCTACATCAACTCAGGACTATTTGATCCGCAGAAAAAACTCATTACCAGTTATCTGCACAAGGCAATCAAACCGCTGAATCAGTTGCGTATGATCGAAGATGCTGTAGTGATCTATCGCATCTCTCGCGCACCTGAGCGCCGCATTTTCTATATCGACATTGGTTCTCTGCCCAAAATGAAGGCAGAAGAGTACATGAGAAGTCTGATGAACAAGTATCGTAACAAACTGGTTTACGATGCTACAACAGGCGAACTCAGAGATGAGAAGCGTCACATGAGTATGCTTGAAGACTACTGGTTGCCTCGCCGTGAAGGCGGAAAAGGCACCGAGATTCAAACACTGCCAGGTGGTCAAAATCTCAGCGAGATGCAAGATGTGGAATACTTCAAGAAGAAACTGTATCGTTCGCTGAATGTTCCTATTTCTCGCTTAGAAAGCAATAATGGATTCAATCTTGGTCGATCTAGTGAAATCACCCGCGATGAACTCAAGTTTTCCAAGTTTGTCAGCAAACTACGCAGCAAGTTCAACGGACTGTTCTTGCAGATTCTGCGTAGACAACTCATGCTCAAGAAAATCATTCGCCCAGAAGAATGGCCTGATATTGAGTTCAGAATTCACTTGGACTATCTGCGAGACTCTCACTTCACCGAGTTGAAGAATGCAGAGATTATGAAAAGCAGACTGGATTTGTTAACCTCAGTAGACAACTATGTGGGACGATACTTCTCTACTGCATGGGTTCGTAAGCATATTCTCATGCAACCTGAAGAGATGGTTGCAGAACTGGATACACAAGTGACCAATGAAAAGAAAGATGGCATTATTGGTGGTGAGCGTGATACTGCTCAAATCAAGACTCGCATTGATGCACTTGAAACCATTGACAAGTATATTGGCAAGTATTACTCGCTTGGATACATTCGTAGAAACATTCTGCAACAGAATCCATCTGAGATCGCTGCCATGGATAAAGAGATTGAAGCAGAAAAGGTTTTGGGTATCAAGCCAGAACCTCGGCCCGATCTCATCAGGGCGCTTGGTGGTGCAAAAGCATATGGTATGGGATACGATCAAAGTCCCAACGATGTCACCAAAGATGTGGATACGGGTCTAGACGCTATTGGATCAGACAAAGATCCGTCTATGAGTGCTGATCCTAACGATCCAAATGCTCCACAGGTCACACAATCAACTGCTCCTACCAATGGTGCCGCGGGTGGTGCCGCAGTACAAGATACTGCTCTGAATGGAGCGCAAGTAGAAAGTCTGCTCGTCATTGTCACTAATGCGAAAATGGGACTATTGCCCAAAGAAGCAGCAAAGGCACTCGTTGGTGCAGCATTCCCGTCACTTAGACCTGAACAGATCAACGCCATCTTTGATCCCATTGAGGTTGACAAGGCTCCACCTCCCGTGGTTCCACAAGCACCATCCATTCCTGGCGCAAAACCTGCTGCCCCCAAGGCACCAAAGAAACCAAAGGTGTAATCAATGCCAACTCCAATCTATGACATCTACGCCGAGCAAGGTGCCAAGTTAGAGATTGAGTTTTTGTATGAGGACTCCAATGAAAACGGAGTGAATCTGACAGGAGCATCAGGATATACTCATGGCCATATGCAGGTAAGACGATCCACAGAAGAAACAAGCACCGATGTGGTGCTTGAGGTAGAAAATGATGCTGCTTCTGTGTTGGGAGTCACGGGATTTGCAGGAGAGTTTACGCTGACCCATGACGGAATCACAGGCAATATCCTGTTGGAAGTTGATTCAGATACCATGGCAGCAGTTCCATCTGGCAAATACTTTTACGAGATTCAGTTGATTGCACCGTCAAATCCGCTGAAATTGCTACGAGGAAGATTCATCGTGGAGCCAGGAGCGATACGATGAGATATCGGGTAAGAATAACACAAGCCAGAACTTCACTTGTAATTGTTAGAACCATAAATAGGATTACAATACGGCAACAAACGCCCGAATCCCGTGTGGTTTGGTTCTAACCATAAGGAAAACAGATGCCTGATAGCACAATCAAAATCAAAAGAAGCACCGGCACATCTGCGCCAGTAGCAGGCACCGATATTGTCATCGGTGAACTTGCAACCACAATGGATAGCACAAATAACGGTGCAAGTAATAAAGTATATCTTGGTATCCAAAACTCGTCTGGCGACCCCGCAGCAGTTGCCATTGGCGGTAAATACTACACCGATGCTGTTGATAATCTTGCTATTTTCAAGACCATTGCAGTTGAAGGACAGTCTAGCATTGTTGCAGACTCTTCTACTGATACGCTGACCATCACAGGTGGTGCAGGTATCGTCATCACCACAAACGCCAACACAGATACTCTCACCATCACAGCAACTGATGCAGGTGGCACGGTAACCAGTATCACTCCCGCAGCAGGCAACGGTAACGGAACTGCAATCACCACAAGCGGCACCATTACTGTCACAGGTACTGCCAACGAAATTGAAACTTCTGTAAGCGGTACAACCATTACGGTTGGTCTGCCAGACAATGTTACGGTGGGCGGAAATCTAACGATCAGCGGTAATCTCACAATCAACGGCACTACTACCACAGTAAACGCTACCACCGTCACGGTGGATGATCCGGTGTTTACACTTGGTGGAGATACGGCTCCAAGCACCGATGACAACAAAGATCGCGGCATTGCTTTCCGTTGGTTTGATTCACTCGGTGATATTGCTCGTCTTGGATTCATGGGATGGGATGATAGTGCCCAAGCCATCACTTTGTGGGCCCAAGCAACCAATTCAAGCGAAGTGTTTTCTGACAATACTGATATGGGTCCTCTTGGCATCCC